ACAACTTCGTCCACCGCACTATCCACCTCAGGGTGAATTGCCATGTCACGATACCTACGAATCATCTCAAACTCATTACGAGCTTGATTATCCGTATCTACATATGTTCCATAATACCCACCAGCGGCGACAGCGATGGGTTCATCAGCAGAAGGAGGGACGGGGGATTGTCCCCTCTGTCCCTCCTTTCTGTTAATCTGGAAGCCAAAAAGTTGACTCATGATTATAATTCAGATAGTTGAGCGTTCAACTATTTATCAGACTACGCCAATGCCAGAAACACCCTGTCTGCTTCCTGCTTCAGCTTGGAAGTAGGAATACTGCCACTCAACAGTGAATTCTTCAATCTGATCGTTGCTATCATAAGCAAGATCGATAGGAGAAACGTTGGTTGGGAAGCAATACTTGAGAGTGTATCTTCTGAGGATTGAACCTTCAGTGGAAGCATCCTTCTCTAGTTGATCTACCTTAAGATCTGCCATATAACCAGTAGTGGCTGATGGGGTAAAGAGAGGGGATGTGTTTGCTTCGTGGGTGTTGATGTTATTCGCCCACTCTTCAAAGAATGCGCGAAGTTTGAAATCCTTATCGTTGAAGAAGGTAGCAGTCCAAGTATCGAAGGTTCTATCACCTGCGATCTTGACTGTTCTTCCTCTGAAAGGAACTTCGATCACACCTAAGTTTGAACCTGGGAGTGCAGCAGACTTACAAAGAATGTTTGTAAGGTTTAGATCCTCACCGCTCTTTGAAAGAGCGGCAGGGAACTGAACGTCTACCAGGAACATGTTGGGCTTTACGCCCTGACCGATAGTTTGTAAAAATGAACTTACGTTTGACAGTGCCATTGTTGTTTACCTCGTGTTGTTTTCTCTATAACTAATTATCATCTACCGATGACTTCAGCGAACGAAACGCCCGTTCTTGTAGCAGTAACTGTAACTGTTACATAGTTAATAGAGCGTGTAGGCTTGAGGTAGAGTTCAGCAACAAACTCATTTCTATCAATAACTTCTGGAGTGTTGTTTGACTCATCGCAAACAACTAAGAAGTCAGTGACGCCTCTACGTGCCTGAACCTCTGAGAGGTATGAGTTCATAGAAGCAGCAAATGCTCCACGAGTTGTGCTATCGTTTTGCTCGAAGAGTACGCCTTCAGCAAGTCCTCTTGCTCTCTTCTCAACGTTGAGGAAGAGACGGCGAACGTTAATTCTGTCAAATGCGCTAGGTGAAGCAAGACCAGTCTTGTCTCCAAATAGTACAGGACCAGAACCAGGAAGCGAAACGATTGGGTTGATTCTGTTGGTGTAAAGATCGTCTCTCTGTGCCTTGTTAGGATTGAAAGCGAGCTTAACAACGTTCTGAATACCACCACGATTTAGACCTGCTGGTGAGAACCAGTCGTCTAGAATTGAAGAAGTGGAAACACAGAGACCAGCAACATCACCATTACAACCAACATAACGATACTTATCGTTGAAACGATCGTAGGTGTACTTGACACCGCTGTCTAGAACAACATAGGAGCTTGAAGCAATGTTGTCAAAGAATGCTAGAGTATTTGCTAGTTGTGTTGCTGGGGTTAGAGCAGCACCGCCAGAGGTTGCTACCTGAGTTCCAGTCCAAGGTGAGACAAAAGCAATACAATCTTTTCTGCTGTTAGCGACAGCAGCAACTGCTTGTGCCTTAGCGAGTGTATCGTTCTCGTTGGCGGCATCGCCACCCATGAGAACAAAATCAACTGTGGTCTGTTCAGTGTCTAGGAACTCGTCATATGCTGCTTGAATTTCGCCAGCAGAATATGCATAGTCATCAACACCACCTGATAGAGCACCACCTGCAGTAGGTAGAATTCTTGCTAGAGCAAGAGGAGAAGCAGATGTAGCACCATATGATGCAGCAGTTGCACCAGGATCTTCTCCAACTGTGGTTACTTCAGCAGCACTGAGAGCAGCACCAGCATAGATGTATCGTGAATATTCGTTGACATAATCCTTCCAGTAAGATGAAGCACCTTCTGGAGTCTTAGCATCAGATAGTTTTGAAAGATATGTTAGTCTCTCAACAACTGTATTTGTGCTTTCGTCAATAACAGCGACATGAACCTCGTCATATGAAAGATAACGCTCAGCAGCAAATGCTGAAGTGCCAGGACGAGGAGCGATTGACTTGTATGTTAAACCAGTTGAACCGATTGCCTGTGAATTGTAATCCCAAGCAGTTGCAGTATCGCCACCAGCAGGAGTTGGTGTAGTTGTTCCAACAACATGTAGAGTTCTTGCTGTTGGAACAGCAACAACTTCGTATGCTACAAGAGCAGAATCGGTGTATGTTCCACCTACTAATAGATTGTGATCTGCTGCAGTTGTAATAACCCAATCAGCACCACGGTCAACGATTACAACGCGAAGGTTGTTGCCATCAGCACCAGCGTAGCGAGCAGCAAACTTCTCGGAAGTTACGCCAGCATCAAAAGCATCCTTATCACCGATAAGAACACCACTACCACTTTCGGTAGCATTTAGAACTCCAGATGCTGCTCTAACAACTGCGAGTTGTCCGCCGTAGCGGAGGAATTCGGAAGCAACCAACCAATCGCCAGCGTTAGCCTCGGATGGTGTACCGAACGTGTCGATAAGTTCTCTTTCAGAACCAATGTTTACAATTTTGCCTAC